TATATTACCTGCTGTATCACCATTAAAAATATTAAATTGTAAGCAAAATCGTCTTATATTTCCCGGAGCTAAATAATTATTTTTAATAGTATCTGGTAAACTAGTTAAATTTAATGAAACACCCCAGTAGTCATTGCCATTAAAAGCTGCTTGTTGCTGAGTAGCTTGTTGACCTAGATTAGCCACATCAACTAATACTCTACACACTTTAGCTTGATTTTCATCAACAAAAAACTCGCATCGGGTAGTAGATTCTTCAAAAGTTAAATTACCACTAGCGTCAAGATAAGCTGATTGAGTTGATGTAGGTCTAGAAGCTGGAATTTTCATATCGGCTGTTCCAGCTAATGTTCCTAATTTATTTGTAGCAAGTGTTGACATTATTTTATCTCCTTATCCTGATTTCGGAATTCCCCATAATTGAACATATCCTCTAACATGATCACCGCTTTGACTATATCCAAATTTAAAAGTATCAGCATAGTTAGCATCGTTTCCGCCTACACTGCCATATTTAAAATTATTCCCATTAGAATGACCTCTTTGCCAATAATATTGATAAACATAGTTACTATTCCAATTTGGTTTATCATAACAAATCGTTTTCATACCCGTACATTGGTGTCTGTATGCTCTTCCATTATAATACTTTAATTCGCCCCAAATTCCTTTTTCCCAACTATATCCACCTCCTAGATTGGAACTAGTAAACATTTCACTGTAAGTATTATTGCCATATTGACCAGTTCCTATAGAGTTCCATTGTGCCGAGTAATTACCTCCAGAGTAACCACCGCCATTACCTACTCCTGCACCATAACTGCCTGAGTCCTCATCATACCACCCATACATAGAACTCATGCTGCTTTGATCGATATTGGTAGAGCCGTTATAAGTTTTAAACAGTATTTGATAGTTTTGAGTTTGAGCGCTACTATTAGTTTGTTGAAGATCAAAAACCAATTTATAAACATATATATCGGATGCACTGTAAGCACTGCTAGAGCCTAACCCAACCTCAAGATTTTCTACCATTGCATCTTCTTCCTTTACATCTAAAAGAACCCATCCCGTTTCAGCGTTAGCATAAAGACTATTAAAAGTTGCTCCAGCAACTGGTGATGCTGACAATACGCCTGTAGACGTTACTTTCATTTCTGTTTTAGTTGCAGGTAATTCTGTAGGTAATGTTAAAGGAGATGATCCTGTTAAACTTTGTATTTTATCTGTTCTTACTGTCATTGTTTTTCCTTTAAGTTTTATTCGGGTTAATAAATGATTGAGTTATCCATAAACCTTCAGTCATCGTTCCTCCACCTTGATCGTAAAATTTAACTTTAGTGTAAGGGTTATAAGTGTTGGAAGTAGAATAATCAGCTACCTGCATCCCCCAATAATTGGAGTTTGTATTATTCGACTGATCTATTCTATAACAGAACTGCGCCCATATTCTAGTAGTATTATAGGAATTATTAGCTTGAGCAGCGGCTGTTATATTTTGAATCCATACTTCTCCGTTCATAAATGCTAGACCACTTTCTCCGAAATTTAGTGAAAAAACCTCATTAGTTCCTATATTTGCAGATCCACAAGGCCCATAGGTTTGATAAAGAGGCATTCCATTGCTACTTGCAGAATTATTTGTTTGATAGTTTGCCCATTGTTGACCGTTATTACTTCCATACCAGTGTTTTCTACTCATTGATTGATTTGTTTCTATTATCGGATTATCAGAAGCATCTAAAAGTTGAATAAAAGGATAGGCATCTTGATTAAAACACACTCCAAAAAACTCTAATCGTGTCATTACAATTTGATCTGCATCCGTAAGTCCGGTAGGCAAAGCATTCAACACCACATTGCTTGAAGTATTGACATTATTTTGTATTCTAATTTTATCGCAAAAAACTTCTCCTGTTAAACCCGCGTTTGTTGACATTCTATCTGCTGTAGGATTAGCATTTCCATACTGTAAAACCCCAGTACTTGTAGATTCCAATGCAACAGTTGATGCTGGATAGGTAGTCGGAAGAGTAAAATCTTCTCCACCTGGTGTGCTTATTTTATTTGTTTTTATTAACGATGCCATAATATTACCTTTTTACTATATATTTAATTCGTTTGCAATTCTTCTCATCAAGCTACTGCCAATTCAGCTGCACCTTGTTTTAATGTTACCCAACATTCTATTCGGCCACTTACCACGCCACATATATTAGTGCCACTTAAACGAGATACATCATTCGGTAAAAACCACAATTTAATACCTTGAGCATGACCAGTTGTAACATTATACATATTGTTATTATTATTTGCTGTATTAGATATACCTCCCCAGGCTTGTGCGACTCTGTTATCGTAAGAACCACGATAACCTAAATAATGTAAGTCCCAATTACAATCAGGGCTTGTTTTGGTATTTTGTATTCTAATACTACCATTTAAATTTGTTCTCTGATTAGTATAGTTTGTTGAGCTAAAGGGATTATTTTCAATAGTCGGGCCATAATAAGTGGAACTACCCCAAGTAGGTACATTGGGTTGACCATTATACCCCCAAATATTTAAACCATAATCATTACACGCATAACTACCATTTGATAGTCCATTACCAGTATGAACCTGATCTTTTCTACTATTTAAACTATAACCTTGAGTCCATGATGTGCTGGTAGTGTTTCTATAATATATATATCCATAATACTCGGCACTCGTGCTGTCTAATATAGGACTTCCACCGGCTGTGGAAAGGGGGGCTATATAACAAAACATATTATTATATGTATTGGCACTATCCTGAGTGCCGCCAAAATTAACAAATTTTAATTTCCAATGAAAACTTTCTATTTCGTTAGGACTTGCTGCTAGTGATGTGGGAACAATACATTCAAAACCATGTAGTGGAGTAGACGGAGTATAATTATTGTAATCCCAAACCTTAACCAATCTTTCTTCTGTAGGTGTAGGGGTTGCTACTCCTCCACTACTGCTTGCTGCACCTTTAAGTTGAAATCCTCCAGATCCGTCTGTTACAATTTCTGTATTAGGAGCGCCATCGGATGTTGGGAGTCTCCACTGTATAGGGCCACCAGTAGAAATACCAGAACCTCCATTAGCAAAAGTTGTGCCAACGGGAGATACAGTGGCTTTGATTCCATTATTTATAGTAATAGTAGCATAAGCATTAATAGCTGGTGAAAACAGAGTATCAGCTGTAACTGTCGTATCTGAAGTAAAATCAGCTGTCCTGTCCATAACGGTTGAATTAGAAATATCTACAGCATAAAGATCTGCACTATCTACAACAGTTAAAGTATTGCCACTTGCCACCTCATAGTTAGATGAAGTAAAGTATGCTTTGTTAAATTGTAATGTTCCTTTAAATTGACCAGTAAGAGCTTTATCCGCTGTCAGCGTGTCAGTAAATATAGCGTCTGTTTCCACAACATTATTAGCCATATCCGTATCAAAGAAAGCTGCGTTTTCAGCCGGGTATGTAGAAAATATTTCAGGAGCAGAGGCAAAATTAACTTTGTTGTTAGAGTTGGAAGAAGATTTAATTTCTGATCTAGACAAAGTCCAAGGAGTGCCAGAAGTTAAAGTTCCTTTACCTACCTCAAAAGCATTATTGGAAGAATCAACAGCACAATAGAAGACCTCATCACCCGTTGCATGAACGGCTGAAAAGGCTCTAAAACCTCCATCAGCTCCAGTTCCAGATAACGAGAATGTTCCCGTGCCTGTTGTGGTAGCTTCTTCCTTGGTTCTATCATAGAATTTCAGGGCCATAAACCTACCTTTTTAAATCTAAGCTATTCTAATAATAGCGTTTGTTGCGTCAGCAGCTGGGAATTGAATTGTAAAATCTCCAGCAGAACTTGTTTTATCACTACCAAAATCTAAAACACATACAGCATTATTTCCTGAAAGACTATAGTTGTAAATTAATGCTCCTCTAGCAGTAATAGAGCTAGAAGACCAAGTTACATCTGCAAAGTCTGTTAGGGCTGTTGTTCCAGATAGTGATGGCGTTACATTAGTTAGAGACTGACCGCCAGCTGAATAAGCTGTTCCAGTTGCCTCATTGCCTGATGCGTATGCGGTTGTAGTAGCGTCTAGAGAAGCACTATTAGTATAGAGAGCCACATAATATGTGTTCCCGGTACCAGTGCTAGTCGTAGTTCCACCACCACTTCCGTTAGTAAAGTTGTGAAGACCTTGCAACAATTCTTGTTTAAAACTGCTACACATTGCTTGCGTTATTGCCATTACATTCTCCTTATTGATTCAGCTAACGAACGATGTCCTTCTTTTTCAAGAAGGTTTATTACATTAGTGCGATCACTTTGAACCGCTTGAGTCATATATATAACTAATACATGAAAAAGCTTTTCTTTGTAAGTATTAATTTGCTCTTTAATACCATCGGGCGCATCGCCGCTAACATAAATTATTCTATCCATAGCTAATTTAGCTACTTCTTCTGGAGTCATTCCTCTATTTTGCGTTGTTATAACATTAACATCTCCAGTATTCATTTTTACTTCTGCTGTAAACATTTTAAGTCACCTTTTGTCTTATTATTGTTGAACGGTATTCATCTGTACGGTTACGTCCCTCTCCAAGATTTTTTACCCTAGACAGCGCTTCCATATAACGATCATTATACAGTTTTATTAAATCCGGCTCACCTTTTAAAAAGGTGTAAGCCTCAACTAATGATCCATATAATAATGCGTTTTGAGCATTAGTACCAAACCAAGATGTTCCATCTGTAGATGTAGTTATGGAAACAGGCTTGTAATAATAATGCAATTCTACTTCATATGATTGATCCGGGGTGGGTGAAAGTATAAAAGTATTTTCATCCCATAAAGAATAATATTTAGGCATTCCTCGTGTGGTGTCAGGATCGGGATCAAATGTTTGTAAAAAATTAACATCTTTGTTTAAAAGAAAATGATGTGTTCCACTAGAAACAATACTTAAACTATAAGTAGATAAAAAATCTTCTGGAGTAGAAAGATATTTATTGTTAGCTGTGGTATTACCCGTAGAATTTTTTCTATCTAATGGTAAATCTGATTCGCTAAATATTCTTTGTTCAGCATTTTGTATAAAATTATCTAAATTAGCAACAAAGGTTGTTCCTGAATCTTCTACAAAATCTTGTATAGCTGTTTTTAATGTTGTGTATGTGTATGCCATTATACTACCACCGTTATACTACCTAATTGTCCATTTAAAGAATTAGTTCTAAAAGCATGACCAATTAAATCTTCTTTTGAATTAACAAACCCAGGATTTTCTGTTCTTACCACACCCTC